CCTTCAGTAAGTGCTTTCTCCTTATTGAGTTTTGTAGTTGATTTAAGATTTTCGGCAGCAGCAACAGCTTGCTTGCCTACCTTCGATTCCTTATCAGCGGTTACCGCACTGCTGGCGGTTTGACCGATAAGTTCCCCGATGCCGGTTTTTTGCATCGGGATAGCAGCGCCGTAGGGAGTAGATGCAGGGTTGTTTGAGGCCAGAATACGATTAAGTCCGGCCTCTTCGAGATCTTTGGAGGCACGCTGATAAGCAGTATTACTCATGCGCTCCTGAAAGTCCATCTGCATTTTTGCTATCTCACGGTTAGCATTATTGGTTTTATTGGTGTCGCTAGAACCAAATAGACCGCCAAGAAGGGCGCCGCCGATGATACCTGTAACTGGATCAAGCATAATAGATTAAAAATGGTCGATCATGCCGGGGACGCCGTGTAAAGGCATAGGCCGGGCTTCGCGACGTTTAAAGAAGAAGTCAGCAAGGAAATGAGGCTCTTCAGGAACAGCTATAACTCTGTCAAAGGGCGGGTTTTCCTCGATGAAAGCCTGATTAAGAACAGGTAGTGTATCGAAGTCCTGAGAAAGGTGCCAGCTGTCAAGAGAAGCAACATAATCAGAACGAAACCTGCCGGTAATAATAGAAGGAGAGTAACGATATTCAGCATATCTCTCCTGATAACCAAATACCTCTTCATCAGTACTGGTGCCTTGAGCGAATATCTCCTGATTAAGAACGGCTTGTTCGCCTAGAGCGCTAAATTCCGGCCAATAGTGATCGAACTTAGTGCGGCGTGTCCACTTACGGTTAAGACCCTTTTGATAAGTAAGATCTGCTCGTACAGAGGCAATGCCAATAACAAGAGTATGCTCAGTGAAAGACTTCACGAAACCATGACCAGAGAAAGAGCCGGTACCAAAAGCAGCAAGGTTGCCTTGCGGGGTTGTTGCATCGGTACTACTCGTTTGAGCAATAGGATGAATAACAATAGGGGATGTACCGCCACCAAGGTATTCAGGACGCTGCAGTCTTGCGTCCGGACTGGTTACACCATAATGATTTTTTATAATCTCAATGTAACGAGTTCCGCCTCTGGCATCACGCTCAAGGAATTTTTGAATCTGAAAAGCCTCACGTAACTGATTTATTGTTGCGGCGGTTGCTTCCGTCAAATCTGTGCGAAGGCCGGTATGGTCAGGGTCATCATCAAATATGACACCTATTTTTCCCGTAGATCCATAACTATCAAGATCCATATTATCAGTTTCGCCAGCAATACCAACGGTTAGAGCGCGTCTCGTACCGTCAACGCTTGTATACATTCGCGGAGTGTTGCCATCACCGTAAATAGGGGCGGATATACCAAGAGGCAATAGGGCTTCATCACCCTTTTGAGGCCAAGGGAGACAGCTGGTAAAGTAATCATGACGTTTGCCGCGTCGAAGAATAGTATAATCAGCGGCATCATCAGGGCCGTCATCGCGTGGGACAGGAACGGAATCAATTAAGTTTTGATCCCTGTACCACTCATTGTAAATAAGGTTATAGGCTCTGAAGAATAGGGCATTTACATCAAGATCACCTACGCCGGTAGGGATACCGAAATAATCGGCGAGAGAATCAGCAGTCCAACCTCCACCAGGACACTCAACCTGAGGAATAAGGAAGTCCGTAGAATCACCCGGATCAATTTGTTCTCCCATGAATTTCTGGAAGTTATCCCAGATGAGACGGTAGGGAACAGCAAAGAATTGAGTATCAATGTACGCGTTATCCATTATAGGACGGATGGGCGTAGCGAGACGAAGAAAAGCAGCAGTACGAAGATTGACAGTATCACCCGGTAGATACTCTTCAGCAAATATCGGGATTAAGAGGCCGGCATCAAAAGTTGTCATATGCCGGGAATCACGCTGAAAGCTGCTCCGTTGTATGTTGGCAACAGGAACTTGAGAGAACAAGTGTTGCGATGTGCTAGGTAGACGCATTATTTTTCCTCCGTAATTTTGAGGTCAAGAAGACAGCAGACAGAACGCCGGGGATCGGCAAGAGTAAGGGATCCGGTTTGGCGGTCAAAGGAACCTAGATCATAAAGATGAAAGTCCTGAGGATGCAAAGAGAGCATACCGTTTCCCTGATTAACAGTTTCAGTCATTTCGCGTATTGCGACGCCGTCATTATGCATTTCGAGAAGAGGCCCGAAGCTTTCGCTTTTTGTGTCGTAGATACTGTAGAGTTTCATAATTTTCGATTTTGTTGTTTAAGGTTGTGCCTTTGCTGTGCGATAAACTCTGCACATTCCAAGCGTTCAGGGTCAATCGGGGATTTGAGAAGTTTAGAAAGTCGTTGTGCCTTAATTTGTTTGAGTAGACCGGGATTTGTCTTTTCCAGAAGCCGGTCAAAGTATTTAGGAGGCCGGATTTCACGGCCATCGGGTAGGGTTACTGAATCATTATTATGCACCTCCTTATTATAGAGTTTGTAAAAATCAGCGCCGATACCGGGGCGGCGGGACATCTGGCAGTACTCCGGTTTCAGTTCGCCTAAGAGTTCTCCGCTACGAGGGTCAAAATCCATGTAACGTTCAACGTACATTTTGTTGGCTTCATCGCTACTACCGAGCACTTTTTTGGTTACATACTGAGCCACATAAGCAGCACTATCCATAGAAACGTGACCGATATAAACATTACCGAGTGCCCAAATACCCTGAAGGCTTTCGCTTGTATATAACTTGTGCCCAGAGTTGCCAACAGTGTGCTGTACAGCATCAGGAGGCCAATAACCAAAGACGCAAGCATGATAATGCGGTCTCCCGAGAAGATCACCGTATTCACCTGCCATAAAGTATTTAATGCCGTTTCCATAACGTTTACGTAGTTTTTTCATGAATTTTTGAAAGTCCTCATGCCTGAGAGATCCGTCATTAGGCAAACTCCAATCGTCATAAGTCAGAGTAATAAATGAGTTACGATCGTGTAAAGATGCTTCAGCAACGCAACGGTAAGCCCATTGTCTACACCGGTCAAGCCGACACCCAAGACAAAGGCCGCAAGGGATATCAACAGGCATATCCCTATACCCTTCGCGTGAATTGAAAACCAGCGGCCACGATCCATTTTCATTCTTCCCCTGTTTCGACCTGTATGCCTTGATCGGATGGTAACACGGCATGAGGAGGTTCACCAAATACGTTGATAAGATTATTTAGGGCTTCCTTTTCTTCAGGAGCAAGAGCATAGCAACCGCCGAGAAGAAGAAAAAGAATAAAGAGAGATTTTTTCATATGCGGTATCCTCCTCTCATGGCAACAGCCATATTTCTTCCATTAATACGACGGGCGGTTTTTGTGAACAGGCGTCCGCTACGCCTCCGTGTCATTCTTCTGCGTTTCATGATTCAGAGATTTAAGTTCATCGATTAATTCAGCAAGAAAAGTTTCTTGCGTATCTAAAATAACAAGATCATTGTAGAAATCATCGGGACATCTTTCAGGGAAATTCTTGATACGAGAATTCCAATTTTTTTGAATAGAACGAAGAGATCCAAGCTTGAAATCAAGATGATCCATAATTTGTTTTGCGGTAAGACGTTTCATGTTAGAATAGCTAAGATTAGTAAGATTACGAAGAGGATTAATTGTATAAAAGTAAAGATTTCAGTAACGGTAAATTTGTCGAAAAACGACCTTACCCGAGAGACAATCAGACGCCATATATTCATAGTGTGGTTTATTAGAGTATTGTTTATGTTGCTTGAACTCCTTACATCTATAATATACATTATTTTTATTAGACACCAAACTTTTTTTATTTATTTTATTTTTTTTATACGCTCATTTTCAGAGACGTTACTCAACATTCGCTACTATAATATTTATAATAGTTTATTAGTATTATTGTTTTAGGATGAACAACCCTCCCTTCCGTCGACGCCCTCCCTCGCTGGGGGGCTGCCGGTAAAGATGCTGCCGCGGCCTTCATGAACTCCGTCCATTTCGGCACGCTCACGCAGACAGATAAGATGAAGATTTGTGGTTTGGTGTCAGTGGTGACAATTATAACAAGGAAGTAATTGTCACAAGTACGAAAGCCCTGGCCAAAGGCTAGGGCTTTACGTGGATTATCGCAGGCACTTCTTATTCAGCGCCGCTACCAGATTTAGGTTCCGGCTTAGGCGCCGGGGTAGGTTCCGGCATAGGTGCCGGGTTAGGTTTAGGATGAATGATCTTATGCTCAGTAAGATATTCAGTATCCTTTCCGGATGTAACAGCATCAAGAAAGAGAGCAGGAGAGTTTCGGTAATGTTCCCGAACCTCTGCAGGTAATGACTCAAAGGATTCAGTTGCTTCCACAACTGTATTCATGGCTGTAGAAAATTCAGCGCCATCAGGGACATCCATATAAACGCCCTGATGCTTTGAGAGGTGATTGAGAAGTCCGGTTTGCCGATACCGAGACATTACAACGTTGATATCACATTCGGTTTTATGGCATTGACGAGTTTTTGTTTCTCCGCCTTGCT